CGCCAGACTTTGATGCAGAAGGGAATCGGTGGAGGCATTACGACACTGTCGTTTCCGGATATTGCCGAACTGAGATCGATGTTCACGACTATTTGGTATGATACGATGCCACATAGCTCGCACATCCTCTTTATCGATGCAGACATGGGGTTCGCGCCTGAATTGGTTCTGGACATGTTGACGTTCAACGAACCTCTCATTGGCACCATCTACCCGCAGCGCAAGATGCCGCTGTCGTGGGCTGGCTCAGGCAGCGGGACGCCTCAGACTGAGCGCCGCGGAGATTTCATGAAATGTGAGGGCGTTGGCTTCGGCTGCACCCTGATCCGGCGCGACGTCATTGCGAAGATGATCGAGAAGTTTCCGGAACTGATCGATACGCGGCTTAGCCTCCATCCGGCTGGAGAGACATTGCGGCAGGCCGGAACGAATCGGCTGCTGCGGTTCTTTGAAAAGATGGACATTCCCGATCGTGGCCTGGTTTCGGAGGATCTGTCGTTCTGCATCCGCTGGGGCCAGTGTGGAGGAGAGGTCTGGGCCAATATCGGGCACCGGATGAGTCATGTTGGTCCGTTTGACTATTCCGGCCGGTATCTGGACGTCATTGAAGCTCAGGCAAATCAGCCTCAAATGGAGGCTGTGCAGCCAATGAGCGAAGCGCAGATTGAGATGCTGCCGGCGGCTTGAAATGACAGTTGACGAATTGCGCGCAGCTCTAGCACCCTTCCCGGGTGAAATGCGTGTGATGGTCAACGGCTATGAAGGAGGATTGTCGGATCCGGTATTGTTGGCTCCGACAATCATTGAGCTAAACACCATCCGGTCAGATTTCTATGGCCCTCATAGCTATCCCGGAGAGGGATGGGATGATGGCAAAGGAACCGTTACGGCTGTTGTTCTATCGCGAAGCTCCAGGTGAATGTTTTGAACAGATAACATTGCCTCAAACTTGACATCCCGAAAATACTCTTGCATTTTGATCGAATTCAGTTCCCTCCCGCATGTGGCAGGAGGTCGAGCGGCCAAAGGTAGACGATAGATCGTCCCTTGGCATTCTGTCGCAACAAGCCGTTGTGACTTTCAGGCGATCTCATTCCCGGCAAGCGCTGGACGAGGCCTTAAAAGTCAAGGGCTTGTCATGGCTAATACCCAAGCACAATTCGGTTTCGCTCACTTTGGTTACCTGCCGGGCGGGGCTCCGGACTATCAACTCTCCAAATATTCCATTCAGTCGAGCTATGCCACGGCCATTTACTTTGGCGATGTGGTCCAGAAATCAGCTTCGCTTGGAAACTATATCCAGCCTTGCACCTCTTCCACGGCAGGCACTGGCATTGTCGGTATCTTCCAGGGTTGCGCCTACACTCCGAAGGGAAGTGTCCCCGGTTGGCTTCCTTGGTATCCCGGCGTTGCGGCCGGCGCCGATACCACGGCCTATGTGATCGACGCGCCAAATGCCTTGTTCAAGGTTGCCGCGCTTCTGACGGCCGTTCCTGGCACTGCGGTGGGAAATAACATCGGTTTCTCGACCGGCGCAGGCGGCACCACCGTGGGTGGCGGTTTCTCGAGCTATACGGTCGACCAAGCCTCGATTGCTTCGACCGTTACTCACCCATTCAAGATTGTATCGCTCTATCCGGGCGTCGGAAATGGGTCTGACCCGAACAGCAATTACAATTGGGTCATCGTGGGCTTCAACAATATGGTATACCGTCAAGGCAACACGGGCATCCTGTAACATGATGCCCGTTGACCATAGCCTAGTGACGGCGCCCAAGCAGGATCATCGATATGTTGGCCTGCGTGCAGCCGAAACGCTTGGCTATATCGGTCTGCACCATCGTTCCTCCCAACATCCTGATTTCAGCGGCCTCTTGCGGGGTCAGAAGCTTTTTGAAGCGAGTGATGAGACCACTATCGATAGCGTGCTGTTTGTTGAGTTGATCGGTGGTCCACTCGAGGTTGATGGCACAGTTGTTGGATTTCACGCCGTCAATGTGATTGACGATGGGAAGATTGCCCGGATTGGGCACGAAGGCCATTGCGACAAGGCGGTGGAGGAGGAATCCCCGTCCTCGTGCATCTCGAAACAGCCTAATCAAATGGTATCCGAGGCGATGGATGCCGGGTTTGAGAATCTTTCCCCTGCACCTTTGCAGGCCATGACTCCCCATGCGCATTCGGTCAAGGCTTCAAATGCGACCGATGTTGCTGACCTCGTAAAGTCCTTCGAAACCAGCAACGCTTCTCCATTCTTCATCAACCATCTAATGGGTCCTTTTGCAAGAAGTGCCCATTCTATCGTGCTTTCTAGCACCACTCAAGGAGGCCCGGCGTGCCTATTTCATTAGCTAACGTTCGATCTGAGCTTCTGCCCGGGCTGTTTGATGTGCGTGGCAGCTACGATATGATTCCTCGCCAATGGGACAAAGTTTTCAAGACCCACAAGTCCTCGATGGCGGTCGAGCGCTCCACGCAGATGGCGTTCGTGGCGCTGCCGTACCTCAAGGACGAGGGCGCGGCGACGCAGTTCGACAATAACGCGGGCGAGCGCTTCACGTGGGCGTTCATCCACATTGAGGTGGCGCTTGGGTACGCGATCACACGCAAGGCCATCGATGACAACCTGTACAAGGCACAGTTCAACCCGACCAATCTGAAGCTCCAGGAAGCGTTCGCGCAATTCAAGGAAATTCAGGCGGCGAACATCTTCAATCTGGGAACGACCTACAATTCCCAGCAGGTCGGTGACGGCGTCGCGTTCTTCTCGACCTCGCATCCCTACGACGGCGGCACCTGGGCCAACACCTCGAGCACGCCGAAGTCGCTGAACGAATCGACGCTGCTCGCGGACATGACCAACGTTCGCGCCCAGTTCGTCAACGAGCGCGGCATGAGGATCCTTGCCCGAGCTCGCAAGCTGATCGTTCCGCCGAACCTCGAAGCGATCGCTATCCGTCTCACCAAGACCGAACTGCGTCCCGGCACCGCGGACAACGACGTTAACGCCATCCTGTCGCTCTCCGGGGGTCTGCCGGAAGGCTTCATCGTGCTCGACTTCCTCACCTCGAACTTCGCGTGGTTCCTGACCACGAATATCGAGGGCCTGATCCATATGCTTCGTATTCCGTATGAATCGGACATGTGGGTTGACAACATCACTGACAACCTACTGGTTAAGGCCTACGAGCGTTATTCGTTTGGAATTAACGATCCACGTGCGGCTTGGGGCGAATTTCCGACGGCGTAACAGGAGAGCCGGATCCATTACATCGACGGCACGAGGAAATTAATCCATGGCTGATTCCAACTTCCGAGGCCCTGTCAACTCGATGGGTGCGCTTGAGGTTAACGCGGCGACGACGGCCGTAGAGCCTCTTGACGGGCCTAGCCTGCTTTATCAGGGGGCAGGCTGGCCTGATATCAGGTCTGCTCCGTTTGCGAAGGACGGGTTCCGGCCCGGTCAACAGCCGGCGTTTATGTTTGGAACTGATCTTGTCCTTCTGGACAACATTCCGCAGGCTCGTGGTTCGACGCTGATTGCCGCTGCACAGATTGCGACGGGCCTTGGCAGCGCGGTGGCTCTGGTTACGGCGATGATCGCCGGCAATGCCAGTGTTGCAGCGATTACGATCGGTGTTCCTATTGTCCCGCTGGGCACCACGGTTGCGACGTTTGCCAACATTGCGCTTGATTTCGGGTTTGCTACGGGCACGACCGTTGCGAATAGCTCGACTGTTGCTGTCGTGGACAACACGGTGTTTCGACCTGGGCAGTGGATCGTTGTCGGCGGCGCGGCCAATACGGCTGGTTCGCGCAGCCTGATTGCACAGGTTATTACTGTCGCGACCACGAACGGGACCACGATTACCATCAGTCCGGCGGCGGCCACAGGAATTTCCAATACCAATATTGGCCAGGCCAATCTTTGGGGCAGCGCCTTTCTTCCTCCCGCAACGCAGTTTGGCCCGTCTGCGCCGGCCGCAACCGCGCATGCTTTCGGGGGCGCCATGGAGGCAGGTCTAGCGCGTATCTTCAATCCGCGCGAGATGCTGAGCCGGAACATCTCAGTTCAGGGCGTGACTGCCATTCAGAACGCCTATAGCTGCGTGGTTTCTGGTTGGGATGTCTGGGGTGCACCGATGACCGAGGTCATCAGCGCAGCGGCGACTGTGACCACCTTCATGGGCAAGAAGGCGTTCA